GTCACGGTCAAAGACCTCATCAACTTCGACCCGGACAAGGATCCGGATAACCTCATCGGCAAACGGTGGCTCACACGCGGCTCCTCCATGATCATCTCCGGTGGCACCGGCATCGGGAAGTCATCCCTGATGATGCAGATCGTCATCCAGTGGGCCATGGGCAGGGACTTCTTCGGTGTTGCACCTGTACGACCACTCCGCATCGGTATCGTCCAAGCCGAGAACGACAAGGGCGACCTCGCCGAAGCATTCAAGGGCGTCATCAAGGGGCTGAACATGCACACGCCCGACATCCGCATCCTCCAAGAGAACCTGCACTTCCGCACCGAGGCCGTCCGCACCGGTGACGCATTCCTGGCCTACGCGAAGAGATTCATCACCCGATCGAAGCTCGATGTCATCATCGGTGACCCGCTCTTCTCCTACTTCGGGGGAGACCTCAGCGACCAGGGCGAGGTCAGCGTGTTCTTGAGGAACAAACTCCAGCCCATCCTCCACCAGACCAAGGTCGCTTGGATCTGGATGCACCACATCAGCAAAGCCCAGCGGAAGGACGGCGAACCCATGACCACCATGGAACTCGCCCACTCCGGGTTCGGATCCAGCGAACTCGCCAACTGGGCGCGGGAGATCGCGGTCTTGGTAGAAGTAGGCCAGTCGAAGCCCCGGCGGTTCCAACTGGCCTTCTGCAAGCGCGGATCAAGGCTGGATGCTAACTCACTACATCTTCAGCATTCTCCAAGTGGGATTGTGTGGGAGCAGTGGAATCCGATGGTGATGACCGGGGCCGAGTTGAAGCAGCCGAAGCCACCGGCTCGTCGTTCATTTCGGCGAGGATAGCACCCCAAAACTCCTTGGAAGACTTATCGTAAGCCGCATCTTCCTCTTCCCTCTTCTTACGCTCGAGCTCCTTAGGATCCACATCCAGGGAGCTTTTCTCTTCCTGAACCTCAACCTCGGATTCAGGCTCCTCCTCCTCGCGCTTGCGCGATCGCTTGCGCTCCAGTTGGCCAAACAACCTCTCGTGCTTCTTCACCGAAGTCTTCAGATACGCAACGTCACGCTTCAACTCGTTGATGGTTCTCAAGAGCAGCGAAACCTTGTCCTCATCCTCCGGAGGAACCCAGTCGCACCCACGCCACTGCCTATGGACCATGTCATAAACAATCACCTGGGACTTCTTGTTCCTCATAGAGTTGAACGCACGTATCGCACGGCCAAGCTCACATCTAAGATTCTCACGAATGTAGGCCAGAACCTCGGATCGATCCGGGTCGGCATCGTGTCGTTGCGGTGGCATCAGTCGGAACATCGACCGAAGGGTTGAACCATTGTCTAGGTAACTCATAGCAAGACCAGAATGCGTCATGCACGGCAACATGTCAATGCAAAGGAATGTTCATTTTGCAGAGCATCCCAAGAAGTTCCCATGGCCACTGCTACCTCCCTAGAGGGAGTCTTGTCACTCCCTCTTCTAGGGAGTTAAAAACCGCAACGCTGAGACGCTGCGTGGGGGCTCGTGCCGGCCCCCCGCGCTCAGCGGCGGTTTTTCAATGACCCTCCACTGATTGCGAAGTATCGGGTCCGATGGATGGATGTGGATGCCCAGCGCTGGAGCGGAAAGGGGGCTAGGAGGCGTCGGAGGGGGGCTTCCGCATCAAATTGCGAAAGCGGGGTCCGCGGGGCTGGAAACGGAAGGGCCGAAACCGCTCCATTCTGCCGCTCCATGCTCCCCACGGATGATTGGCCAACTCGATCCCGCTCCATGATGAGGTATCGGGGCATTAGCATTTCTAATTTCCGAATTCCGAATTCCGTATGGCTTATGGAGGATTGGGGAATAGTGATAAATCAGAAGAGTGGATGCGGGCGCTTGTGACATAAGGGGCTGGCGCTTGTGTTAAATCTAAGCCGTTGGACATTGGATGTCCTAGGGGGGCGGGCGGCAATGAAGGAAGGAAGGGAACCGAATGGATACCGGATCCGGGCAAAGAAAAACCCCTAGGGGAAACCTAGGGGGCGAAGGGGAGATTGGCCGACTTCTCAGCCGTTGCCGGCGAGGGCGCTAAGGGCCATCAAGGCGACGAATAGGGCCGCAAGCAAGAGGTAGCCTAGGGCACGGAATAGGTCGGTCACCGGAACTCCCTTCCGTCCACTACTTCCAAGCGCAATCCAAGGGGACCGAGTTTGCTCTCAATTATCGGGCGCACACGGTCGGCGCAGTCGGCGCAAAACACTTTGACGGAAACGTAATGGGGACCCTTGCAGGCGGACAATTCAACGGCCCGCCGATAGTCTAGAATCACACCGCAGTCTGGGTGACCACAGAACATGGCGCGGCCCACGGCGGACTTGAATGCGTCCCGCTGAATCAAATCGAAAGCGGTTTTCACTTGGTCACTCCTTCCTTGAAATGCCGGGCTCCGGTCCCATGGGGCGGAATATGGACAGACTCGAGTCCATTACGGGCTCCCGCGCAAAGGAGACAATCCATGCAGGGGGTCCCGACACGCTCGGATGCGCAAAGCGACTCGCCTACCGAAGCTTCGGAGCCCACGCGAAAAGTACTCCACCCGAGTGAGCGAGCAATGACCAGTTCCGCGACCGAGTCAACGGAGGCCATTAGAAGGGTTTTCCAACCTTGCAAGCTAGGCTTGCGCCATTGATGGGTATAGCCTGTCCATCCGGAGGAAGCGCCGGCAATGGCCAAGGCGAGGCTAAGGGGGATCCAAGTAGGGTCCCCGTACGCTCCGAAACGGACCCGCCTTCCGGAGAACACGGAGACGGAAGGGAGGGGAAGGTATGCGCCCGCTTTCCATGCGCGGTAAATGCCCAGCGGAGCTTGGCCTACGTTGACGTAGCAGGAACGACCGGATCCGTCGCCGTTGCCACGGTGGACGCAGGAACCGCAGATTAAGCGATCAAGGCCTTCCTTGATGGCTTGGACGGGGTCCATGGAACGAACAAGGATCCACACTTGGATCATGTCGCCGGTTTTCCGGTTGTCCGAAGGGGATTCAAATCCGGTTGCAATGATCACACGGTCGCGATCTTCGTGGAGAATGAAGCCGTTCAAAGGGTACCTCCTTCGGAAATGGGAACGATGGAACGAAGCAATTTGGTAGGCACGGGCTTTCCATCACCATAGCGTGCGTGGGCTTTGTATTTGTGGCCTCCGGACTGCAATGAGCGCCCGTAACCCGTCCAAGTAAGGCGGACCCGTCGCCCACCAACTTCACCTAGGACACCATCGAAACGGAACATGGATTGGCGCACGCATGCGTGCACGTAGCAGTGCCCGTATCGGCGCGTGCACTGCACGTACGCAATGAGGTTCGGAAGGTAATGGGAAGGGTTCACTGGGCACCTCCCATCAAAGCATCGGCCAGAAGCCAGATTACCGGGAGGAGGAGGAGGTTAAGCGCAAGGAATCCAAGCGCACGGAGGAGTTTGGAGCGTGTTTTCATGATTTGAAAGGAACCGACTATCGGTTCACGGGGAAAGAGTGCAACGGAAGGCGGTACTTGTCAACGTCGGTTCACATTTATTTCAGGGTGGTTCACTTTATGGGGCAAAGTGAATCCATGGCCAGGAAGACAGAAAAGGAAGTAGTTGTGGTGGAAAGGGTGGAAAGGAAAGAGGCACCAATTCCTTCTGTCCGGAAGCCACTAAAAAAAGGTCCTCCACCAAAGGAGGTTGCTCCTTCTAATTGGAACCGGGTCCTCGACGGCGCTTCACTCGGGATCCCTTTCGATCGCTTGTGTCACCTCGCTGGCATGACGGATAAAACCTTCGCCAAGTACTTGCTGCGATACCCTGAACGAAAGGAGGAGATCGATGCTGCGAAAACCAGGGGCGAGTATGACCTCACATCCGTAGTCCGTTCCTGCGGTCCAGGTTGGCAAGGATCCGCATGGTTGCTTGAGCGAACCCGAGGCTACGTCGCCCGAGCTCAATTGGAACACACTGGTAAAGGAGGGAAGGAGTTATCGGTATCCGGAGCCCTACTCGGAGCCTTCGGAGGGGGGAAGTAGACCACGGGGGGACCAGGACCCCCAAGAGGGGGGTGGGTGTTACCTATATACCCCCTCCCCGTCCCACACCAAATTTTATGCCCGTCAAGCAAATTAAGCGCAAGAAATCCCCTTCACTCGGAATGGGTTCTCACATCCCTGCGTGGAAGCAGCGCAAGCTCTTGGAGGAGGCTCAGCAGTTGAAGAACTTCCCCAAGATGATGCTTGGCCTACGTGAAACCTACGCGTGGCAGGAGGCGGTGTTGGGTGCGTTGAACGAGAAGCACTCGAAGGTGGCTCTGAAGGCTGCGAACGGCTCTGGCAAGACGAGCATGGTGGCGGCGAGTGCGGTGGTATGGCACATGCTCCGCTGGCCGGGGAGCTTGGTGGTGTGTACCGCTGGTGTGTACCGACAGGTGGCCGACGCGTTGTGGCCTCATCTGCGGAAGATGATCAATGGGTTGGGAGGGGAGGAGAATGGATTCTCGATCAAGGATGGTGAGATTCGGTATGTGTACCCGAAGAAAGTGGACGGCCAGGAGCTGATCAGCCGGTGTATTGGGTTTTCGGCGAGCAACCCGGAGAAGGCGGAGGGCTGGCATGTGCAGGGTCCGAGCAATGACTTGATGTACATTGTGGACGAGGCGAAGGCGGTACCGGACGGGATCTTCCAGTCGATGGAGCGGTGCCAGCCTACGCGGACTCTGCTGATGAGCAGTCCTGGTGGCAGCTCCGGGTACTTCTACGATGTATTCCGGAGGAATGACGGCAAGTGGCAGACCTTTACCGTTACCGCTTACGACTGTCCGCATATCCGGAAGGAGTGGATTGATGAGCAGATGGCCCGCTGGGGAGAGGGTCATCCGTTGGTGCGCTCGATGATCTACGCGGAGTTCATGGAGGATGACGGGAGCCTGACCGCGGTGAAGACGGCTGACTGGCAGAAGGTGGTGAGTGGCCCACCCAAGGAGGATACGGAGGGGCACCGGTTGACCGCGGGCTGCGACTTCAGCGCCGGCGGCGACGAGAGCGTGATGGTGGTGCGGCATGGGAACACGGTGAAGGGTCTGATCCGCTGGCGGGACAAGGACACGATGGCCAGTGTGGGTCGGTTCATCAGTGAGTTTCGCAAATGGAAGCTGAAGGCTGAGGACATCTACGCGGATGTGGGTGGCATGGGGGTGGTGATGTGCGATGCACTCCGGGCGGAGGGCTGGGATGTGAGGCGGGTGAACTTCGGTGAGCGGGCCATCCGGGATGATCAGTTCGTGAACCGTGCGGCTGAGATGTGGATTGAGTTCGGGCGGATGGTGGAGGAGGGGAAGGTGAATCTGGGACCGGTCGGGACGGACGAGGTATTGCTCCAGCAGTTCGTGAGCCGGAAGGTGCGGACCAATGGCAAGGGTAAGCTGACGCTGGAGGGGAAGGATGAGCTACGCGCCAGAGGGGTGAACAGTCCGGATCGGGCGGATGCGATGGTATTGGCCTTCTGTGGTGGTGGCGGAAAGCGGATGGACGAGTACATGAAGGCGTTGGGTGATGATGGGCGGAGCCTTCTGGAGCGGATGGAGGATGAGCTTGGCCCACTTGAACCGGAGGGGGTTGCGCTTGCTGGTTGCGAGGTAGGGGGATAAAGGAGGGGAGGACATTTATGATGAGCGATAAACAGCGGAATGCGTTGCAGGGGCAGATTGTTGAGGCCGTGGGCCAGCGGAGCCCGTGGGAGCTGCGGCAGACTCGGTGGTATGAGTTGCGCCATCATGGTCTTCGCCGGACGAACAAGCCCTGGCCGAAGGCCGCGGATCTGCATTGGCCGCTGATCGATACCGCGATCGAGAAGCTCAAGCCGCTATTCCTCCAGCAGGCGCTGGGGATGGATGTGGTGGCCAGCTTTGTGCCGATGAGGCAGCAGTTGAACGCGTACACGAAGGTGGCGGAGGACTGGTTCAATTATAAGATCCGGGAGAAGACCAACTTTACTGACGAGGTCCTCTCCTGGGTGGATTACACGCTGATGAGCGGGCGCGGGGTGATGAAGTG